AATGAAATGGTTAAAGAGTGGAACGGGTCAACAGTTCACATTTCTGAATATGAAGAAAAACATCCACAATTAGAACCCTTACCTATAATTAATGATCCTCAAGCTTTAGAAAATGCTCGTGGTCAAATTGCTGATTCAAGGGTTTTTGTAGGTCAGATAGGTGTAAATACTAATTTATTTTCTAGCGTTGGCATGCAGCCAAAAACTGAAGCAAAAGAGACAAGGTTGTCAACTAGTATTGGAAATGTTACAGTAAGTACGTCATGAGTGATTATACTGATTTATTAAGTAACGTAAGAGATTACACAGAAACTACGTCTGATGTATTAACAGATGCAATTATTAATCAATTTATTGTATCAGTAGAAGACAAACTAAGAAGAACTGTCGATATAAATTATTATAGAAGATATGATACGGCAACACTCACAATAAATAATCCTTTTTTACCGCTTCCTGCTGATTGGGAGGCAACAAGATATGTTCAGTTAATAGATGGATCTGATAACAGAACATTCTTGATACAAAAAGACATTTCGTTTATTAACGAATATGCGCCAAATAGAACATCAACAGGAGCTGGTACTCCAAAGTATTATGCTGTTTATGATGATGATACACATATGTTGGCACCAACCCCGAACGCTGCATTAACTGTAGAGCTCGCTTACACGTACAAGCCACCTGTACTGTCCAGTACGACAACATCGAATTGGGTTAGTCAGAACGCTCCAAACGTGCTTTTATATGGTTGTGTTTTAGAGGCACTTGGATACTTGAAAGGTCCAGCCGATATGATACAATATTACGATAAAATGTATAATCAGTCTGTACAGGGCTTAGCCACATATGAGATGGGGCGTGACCGTAGAGACGAATATCGAGATGGCGTTATTCGTATCCCTCTCGAGTCAAGGAACCCATAGGAGAAAATTATGGCAATTACACAAGCTGTCTGTAACAGTTTCAAAGTGGAGATCCTGAAAGGCCTACACAATTTTACGGCAACGACGGGGAATACTTTTAAACTTGCGCTATACGACAATGAAGCAACATTAAGTAAATCAACAACTGCTTTCACACAAACTGATGAAGTAGCAAACTCAGGTACTTATTCTGAGGGTGGCGGAACTTTAACTTCCGTAACTCCAGTTTTATCTGGTGATTCTGCTGTATGTGATTTTACTGACATATCATTTACAAGTGCAACTATTTCTGCACAAGCTGCTGTTATTTATAACAGTTCTACTGTATCTGGTTTGACAACAAACGCATCAGTATGTGTTCTAGATTTTGGTGCTGTAAAAACTTCAACTGCTGGCACGTTTACAATTACGTTCCCTGCTGCTGAAGCAACCGCTGCAATCATAAGAATAGCATAGGAGATAATTTATGGCCTCTCTTCAAGGATGGGGCCGACAAACCTGGAATTCGGGTGCTTGGGATACCTTTGCACCCGTAGACGCTACAGGTAATGGCCTCTCATCTTCTGTTGGTACTGTTTCCCTAGTTACCACAAACGTATTTGGGGTCACAGGACTCTCAATTACGTCTACCATTGGTGATGCATCTCAGGCTTCTGAGTATGCTGTAACTGGTAATGCCCTCACATCTACTGCGGGGACAATGCCTAATCCTACTATTGTAGACAACCAATTACTAACAGGATGGAATAGAGGTGTTGGAACTACTTTACCTCTTGGATGGAGCACATCTTCTTGGGGCAATGGAGATTTCATATTAACAGCAGACAATGGATTATCTGGCGTAGGATTAACATCATCATTAGGTGAAGAAGTTCCAACAGGTAATGCTGATGTAACTGCAACCGCTGCAGGATTAACTTCTACAACCGGTACAGCTGTGGCGACTGGTATTGCTGAAGTAAATGCTACCGGCAATGCCTTAACTTCTAATTTAGGAACAGAAACTGTTACGGGTGATTCAAATGTTACTGCAACAGGAATAGCATTAACCTCTGCTCTTGGCGAAGAAGATGCAACAGGTGTGTTCCAATCAGGTTGGGGTCGTGGTGCAAATCAAGTTACAGGTCAACTAATAGGTTGGGGTGATAATCTTTGGAATATATTAGAAACGGAATATGCTTTAACAGGTGTATCTGCTACTTCTTCTCCAGGTGATTTATCATTTACAGGTGATGTTGCACCTACAATTACGGGTGTTGAATTAACTTCTGCAATTACCACTCCAGGCACCTCTGTTTTTGTAACAGGTGTATCTGCAACTTCTTCAATAGGAACTTTCTCTATCTCTGGTGATAACAATCTAACAATTGTTGTAACTGAACAAGGTCTAGTATCTAGTGCTGGAACTTTACCAATAACTATAGATGCATCTCCACAAATCATTACCTCTTCTTTAGGATCTTCAACTATTACTGGAGACTCAAATGTAACTCTTACAGGTAACGCATCTACAGTTTCTCTTGGAGATGAGGAAGCTTCAGGATCTGCTCCTGTTACTGTAACAGGTAATGCGCTAACAATAGAAACAAATCTTGGAGCTGATGTAACAGGTGGTGCTATTGTTTCACCTACAGGAAATGCATTAACCTCAAATCTTGGAGATGCTGGGCAAGAAACTAGTTATGAGGCGCCAAGTGTGTCTATGACTTCAGCTGAAGGTAGCGTAAATATTCGTATAGATGTAGACTTTACAATCACTGGCAATTCTGTTACTAGTAGTTTAGGTAATTTACAAGGCACCTTCTGGAGCCAAGTAGACGACTCAAACAGTGAAATAAGTTGGACAGAAGTTCATAAAGCTGCATAAAAAAGTTTTGACAAACTTTAAAATAATCATTAATTTTAAATTAGGAGATTAAATGGCATCAACATTTTCGACAGGTTTAAGAATAGAACTTCAAACCACTGGGGAAAATTCAGGAACTTGGGGTACTATTACTAACAATAACTTTTCTCAAGTATTTGAGTTTGCTATTGCTGGTGTTTATGCAAAAACTCTTTCTGGAACAGGACCAACAACTTTAACAAATGCAGACGGTCCACAAACTCAAGCTAACAACGAAGCAAGACAAAACCAAATTATTTTTTCTGGAACTATTTCTACTACTCACATTGTACAATTTCCAGCTACACAAAAAACTTACGGACTTTATAACAACATTGCAGGTGGCGCTGATATAACTGCAAGATTAGGCGCTTCTGGAAACACAGTAACAATTACAAATGGTAAGTACAGATTAGTTTCTACTGACGGAACTAACTGGTATGATATTTTTACACTCGCTGGTTTAGGTGAGGCATGGATTAAGAAGACAGCAGATTATACTGCATCAGCAGGTGATAATATTTTTGTTGATACGAATGGAGGAGCGGTTGCTATAACTTTACCAAGTTCCGCAGCCATTGGTGATCAAATTAAATTTATTGATGCAGAAGGAACTTTTGCAACTCATAATTTGACTGTAAATAGAAATGGTCATAGAATACAAGGTTCTGAGGCTAATTTAACAGTATCAACTAGTGGTTCTGGCTTTGCGTTGGTGTACAATGACAGTGACAACGGTTGGAGATTAAAGTATAACGATTAATTATGGCTAACTTACAAGATATAGTAAATAGAAGTGAAGTAGGGGCTATTAAGCCTTGGACAAAAGCAACAGCTCCTGATGGTTATTTGTTGTGTGACGGCTCAGCCGTTTCAAGAACAACATACGCTGATTTGTTTGCTGTAATTTCTACTACGTATGGTGCTGGTGATGGTTCAACAACTTTTGCCGTACCAAATTTACAAGGTAAGATGCCACAAGGTTTTGATGGTAATACTTACAATTTAGCAGGAACAGGTGGAGCTAATACGATTACTGTAGCTGTAACTAACAACCAGGCTGCTACAAGCACAACTACACAAGCTGTAACTGTAACAGGTAGTATTTCAAACACTTCTTTAACCACTGCTCAATTAGCTACTCACAATCACTTAAGAAGAAAATTTGGTGGTACTCACGGTAACCAATTTAAAATGACACAGTTCACCACTAACAATACTGGTGAGAACGGTGGTAGTGAAGACGTTATTCAAAACGCAGGATCAGGAACTGGTCACAACCACTCTCATACTTTATCTGGAACATTAACTGGTAATATTACAACTACTTTGACTGGAGCTGTTACTGCTTCGGGAACTAACTCTTTCTCACCTTATGTGGTGGTTAACTATATTATTAAACACTAGGAGATTTTGAATGGCTACACAAATTGTAATCGCTAACAAAGAATCAATTTTCTTGGACAATACTTTTTTTATTGCATGGGCAGATAAAGGTAAAAACTGGGTTGATGCTTGGACTCCTGATACTATTCACTATGTTATTTGGAATGACTTACCAGGACAAAATGAAATTCAAAATAAAGATTCAGATGGTAACATGACTGGAAACACAAATTTAAATGCTACTAGTGATGCAGTTGGATCTACTACAATCGCTGATTTGTTAACGTGGGGTGAAACTAGAAAAGGTCAAATAGAAGCTGCACAAACAGCTCACTCTAATGCGATTGACGCTGGCACTGCTACCGATAGTGAGACTTGGAGAGATTACGACTCTAATTATTCGTAATTATTTATAACTCTTTTTATTCCAAAACATTTTTTTGTACTTATCAACCCATGAGCTTTTAATCATGTTGTGCGTTTTTACATGTAGCTTCTCTAAATAAAACCCTGACCATTTTTTCCACGACTCTCTTTTAAAAGGTATAACTTGAACCATTGCTTCACCTTTTTTTATTCTAAATGATTTATCTGTTTTATTTAAAATAAAAGGAAAGTTTATTGTGTTGATGTAAACGTCGGTATCAACAACTCCTGATAGAACTTCAAACCTACTTTCAAATCTGTTTAGAGGTTTTACAAACAAACAACTGTAACCTGGCGGTGTTTTAATAAGCCATTTATTCATAAACTTACCAGCATTCTTTTGTCCTTTCATAAAACTTTGCCAAGCTTTAGGCAGCTGATAATCTTTGTGAAAAGAAACATCATCATTATTCATGTTTGATGGTAAGATATCAAACTCATCCCCAGCTGGGCTTATTATGTAATCTTGATCAAAAGGTATGATATAGCCTGCTGTCATGGAATCTAAAAAAGGTATGCAAGCTTTTACTGTAGCTCTGAACTCCTCACCATAAGCAAACTTTTCTAATTTCTTGTACTCATCTGGTAAGAATCTAGATGCTGGTTGTGGATGTGGCCATATATCAAGCATGGTTTCATCCACTGCACAAAATGTTATTTTTTTATCAGTGAACATGTTGTTTTAAAATAGGATAACTTACTTCAAAATTAGCTGCAAGAGTTATTCTTTTATGATCTGTAAGGTTAGGTGTGGTAGAGTGATGAAGACCACCATCAAACATTATACATGTTCCATCTTTTACTTTTATATCTACAATTGTATTATTAAAGGTATTGATGTCATCTCTTTTCATTAAAAAACATTTTTTATATTCTTTATTTATTAAAAAAGACGTATTAGATTTTTCAACGTCTACAAATAAAACTAATGAAAAATGATTATTGTGACAGTGCGGCATAGCCATTTGATTCTTTGCATACCAATTAATCCAAAGATCAGTTAATTTTATTTTTGGAACATCAAAGTTTTCTGATTCAACAAATGATTGAATTATTTTAATAAACTCTTTTGATATATTTAGCATTGACGGATACTTTAAATGTGTGTCCCAAGCTGTCCTCTTTGCTTGCACATTAGATAAAAATTTTAAATCTGTAGAGTGTTTATGTAAGTCATTATCCTCTACCTTCACAATTGTATTTATTTCTTTTTTCCAAAAATTAAAATTTGGCATCTCAAAAGAATAAATTTCTTCTGTAAATATTGCATGCTTAGAAATGTTAATTGTCATCTATAATAAAATTAAAAGACATAGATCTTCGTGTTGGATCTTTATCATTTGTTTTGTAAGGAGATACAAAATGTTGATGTGATGCTTCAAAGATATAAAAATCACCCACATCGGGTTCATAAAACCTAGTTTCATTGTCTGGAAATACAAACCCAAGTGCACCGTCTCTAAACTTGTGTTTATGTTTTGCATCATTAATAAAGTTAGGAACTTTTAAAAACATAACAGTTGACCAACCTGTTCCGTCATGATGTGTGTGGATAGGATTATATTCATGAGGTTGCATATCGTTGATCCACATTGTTATAATTTTTAAATTGTAAATTGGTTTTGGTGTCATAGCAAAATTATTTAAAGACACCATGTATTCATTCATACATTGTTTTATCGTTTCAAAAATAGGTAATGTTTCAATTACTTTAGTAGCCTCTAACTCGCTGTCTAATCTGCCAGCTAATTTTTCACCTTTACTTTCTAATAGGTTTTTATTCTCTTCAAACTTATCGTTTAATTCTTGTATTTGATCTAAGGGTATTTTGTATTTTTTTATAATTCTACCACTTACAATAGTTTTACTAATCATTCTTTTGTCACATGTATAACATAGTTAGGTTGTCAAGAAAACAATTTAAAATAATTCTGTTGCAGAACATAAAAATATGCTTACATTAGGTTCTCACCAAAATTAACAATCACAGGAGAAAATATGGAAAACGAAGACATAAATAAAGCCATTGCCTACCTTGCAGATAAGGTGAGCAAATATCACGAACGACTATTAGCTGTTGAAAGAGATACTGAAAGACACATTAAGAATACAGAACAGCACTGCTGTGATGATTGTAATTGTAAAAAATCTTAAGATTTCGGAGTTTGGCCCAACATATCTTTTAAAGATGGAGCAAATACTTTAACATCTCGTCTGATCTTTTCAGCAGTTGTTGAAGTGTTTGGATCATCTATATCAGCTTGCATAGCTTCTTCTGATTCATACTCCTGACCAGTTTCAGTATTCGTTAATGTAGTTTCTGTTTTAACTTTGTATCTAGGAATTACTCGACCATCTTCTAAGGTCACTGTTCCTATTTGTTCGGCATTTTCAATTATCGGCATTTTCTCTCCAATTAATATTAAAACTTAAAATAACTCTATCTTCTTTAGAGTTATTATATTGTACTTCATGTTGTAACCATGATGGGAAAAAAATCAAGGAATTCTCTTTTGGCTCCCAAGTTACGCTGTGTGCTAAGTGTATAGAGGCTTCTTTTATTTTTGGGGGTGATAACACCTCTGCCTGTGGTTTAGGCTCTAGAAACACTAAATTACCGCTATTTTGAGGTACTTTTAGATAGTACACTCCAGATAAATAATTGTAAGGATGTGTATGTACGTTATTCCTAGATCCTGGTGGATTTATCATACCCCATAATCCTGTCATTTCAGGCACGTATTTTTCCTGCACATCTAAATGTCCAAAGCACTCTTTGGCTTTGTACAGTATATCACCTACCGTGCTTTTAAACTCTTCATCTTCGTAAAGCTTGTCATTGCTGTGCCAACCTCCAACATTAGACCTAGGCATGCCTTTTTCGTCTTTAGCTTTTATTTCGTATAGTCTATCTATTAAATGACCATGGCCTTTAACCTCTGTCATCATGACTGGTGTTATAAATAATGATTGTAACTGCATCTTACGCCTTTCTTTGTAAAAAATTTCCGGATATTGACACTCTTTCTATTTCAGTGTCGTTCTGACTTGTAAAATGAAAAACTTCGCCTGGAAAAACCAATAGCATTTTTTCTTTAGGAGTAATTACTCTTTCAACAATTTGACCATTCCAAAATAAAATAAATCTTAAGCTTCCTTGTTTTTCAATAAAATTGGGATAATAAGCAAAAGAACAAATAGCATTACCGTGATTGTGAAGACCTGTCTGTGCTCTTGGTGGTGTTTTATGGACCCAAATATCTTCATACTGCAGTTTTTGATTTAGCATAGCTTCAACTTTTGTTTGTATTGTTTTCTTAAGATCTTGTAACATTGGTGTATTAGGATATTTAAAATCCTCAAAAAAAGTATTATCAGCATTATCATCTTTTCTTAAATAACTTTGATTTACTTCTTTCATTAAAGCATCCGTGTCTGTATCTATGTAATCTTCAAATACCTGGACCACTGCCAGTATATGACTTTTTGTTTCCATTCTTTTTCCTTTTTTTAAAGTTGACCTTTTGTAACCTCCATCTCAGCTACGGTTATGTGTACTTGATTAGCTGCATTAGCTTGTACTTTTAACACGTCAGATTCTTGTAGAACAATCATGCCTCCAGTAATTCCATCGTGTTGATTTAATAAATCAACCGTTGCACCTGCAGCTATAGTTTTTTGATGAAACTGTTTAAACGTAGCGGAACTTCTTACAGTTTGCACATCAAGAAGTGTAGCGCTACCGGAGTCATTACAAACAATAAAAGATTTTATAATCACTGTTGTTGGCATAACAGGAGGTGTTGCACCTGGATTAGCTGTCGGCACAGTTATTAAAGTTGTTAGATCTGTCGTGGTGACATCTAACATTGGTCCTTTAAATGTATTAGCCAAGGAAAAATGTCTCCTGTTCTTGTTCTTCTTTTATATCTTGTTGAAAGTTAGTATTTAACAAAAATACTATTTGTTCTAATAATCTTATCATTTGGTCAAACTGACCAGGATCGTATTCTTGTGTAGCGTTTGGTAATCTAGTTATATTAATTTTAGCCATTATCTTCTTCCATCTGGTCTTATCTCTAATTTTTGTGAACCAAGTCTCCATGCTGTATCATCTACAGTGTTTGTTGTGTATCTAATTTTAACAGCTCTACCTCTTCCTCGTACACTTATTTTTTCAGTAGTGCTAGTTATAGATCCGGTAGTCTGCACGTTTGCTGTTGATTGAGGGTATTGTTCAAGTGTCAACCTGGCTGTCATAGTGTTTGTAAGATTATCAAAATCAGGCACTAATTTACTTACTGACATAAGTTGGTCACCGTCTGCTATCTCTACGGAACCTGTCTCTAAGAAAGCTGTAATCGCAGTGCCGTCCGCTTGATTATTACCAGACTCATGTTCAAATATTGAAGAAGCTCCGGCAGTTAAACCAAGTATAGTTGAGGCATTTGCAGTTGCAGACGAACTATATTCTGTTGCTATTGGTTTTTCATACACATATGCACCTAACCATGTAGTTCTTGCAAGATTTATTGTGTACCAAGTGCCTTCTAAATAATTGTAAGCAACAGCTCTGTCTATTTGTGTAGCGTTAGCTGAGGGATAATACCAAATTATTTCGTTAAAAGCTGTATTTAAACCAACTGCAATATCATTTTTATTTGTGTAACTTAAATCATCAAATACATAATCTTGCACTGAACATGGCATTTTTTTGACAACACCATCGTATAAATAAAAAGCATTATCAGACATCCAATAAGCCTTACCATTTACTTCTATGGCTGCATGTTGAGCAATTAAACCAGCGTTTGCGCCAAGCTGTCTTAGACCAAATGTAAAAGGAGTGCCAACAAATTGAATACCGTGTAATGAGGTGTCTGTCCAAACTAGTATTTGACCCGTAGATTTAACAGCGCCAACTATTCTAGATCCATCTGTTATTCTTAATGACCCGGCTTCATTTGTGGCAACAGGAGTGTAATCTGTTGCATCTTCTCTGTCTGAAAATCTAAATAATAAATCATCTTGTGTAGCAGCATTGCCAATAGTTGTTTCAGTGCCAAATATTAATAAATGCCTTGTGTCAGTAGACACGAGACTAAACCTAGATGCTGTAGGAGCATTAGATAGTGCTGTTGCTCTAGTAGCTAAACCTCCAGATGTATCCCAAATAAACGTGCCACCATTTAAAACTGTTGCAATTAAATCCTCACCAAAATTATCAAGTGACCAGTTCCTACCCTCTACAACAACATTAGAAGAGGATCTTGGTTCATCCCAAGTGCTAGCTCCCCAAGTTTCTGTGCCCCAACCATATCCATATGTAGAGGATGTTGGACCTGTATTAATTTGGTAGCTTGCATCTGTAGAGCCACCTCCTGCAGCTGTTGTGCCTGATGCATTAGTCCCTGCATTTATTGTGTAAGTATTGCTCGATGGAACAGTTAAAATTTCAAACTCATTGTTAAAATCTATACCATCAACTACATTTGTAGCTGAGCCATTATCAAAAGTTACAAAAGCCCCAACCTCAGCTTGATGACCGGCGTCAGTAACTGTAACTGTTGCGGAGCCACTCGATGTTGCAAAAGGATTTGTAAGGCTAGCAGTTCTTCTTATAGGTGTAATGTCGTATACTTTACCTTCAGAAAAAATATATAATTTTCTGTCTGAGCCTAAAGCCAAATATCTTGTGCCATCTAATCCTATCCAGGAGTGTGTATCTCTAACGGCACCGACCACAGTCACATTTGGATTAGGTAAATTTGCCCATCCGCCCCATCTTTCTGGCTTACCATAGTGAAATCTTACAAAGTCAGAATCCACATATTTACGTTGATCACCAGCAGAATAAGCAGTATCTTGTTTGTCAATGCCAGGGCGAAACTTTAAGTCAACTAATTGCATGGTTTAATAATAAATTACTTATTGTTATGAGGCAAGAATTGAGTTCCTACATTACCCCTAAATGCGTAGTTTCCGTAATGGGTCATACCACTTTTAATATCTGCATATATTTTACCTCCCATGTTCTGCCATAAACGGCAAAAAGCATAGTCTTCTGATAGATATCTTTTTGTTTGTGGCTCTATCATGGTGTCAAAAAAAGTATAATTCCAATCAGAGGTTTTGTGATAATCGAATTCTTTATCATGAGATTGATTAATATGTTGATCAGGCACAAACTTTAATTCTGGGTATACCTTCGCCATTCTTACAAATACGTCCCTTTTAATTAACATAAAACCAGTAGGACCGTCCATTACCTCTATAAAACCTTTTTCTAACAATATTTTTTCTGGATCTTTTACATTTAAATTATACTGCAAAGAGGCGGCTAATAATTCGTCTTCAGATATATCTGGATTTTCTTTAAGTCTTTTTTTAACTTTAATCCAATCTATTGTCTTTCTAGGATATATACCTGTTACAACATCCTTATCGTAATCTAACATTCTAATAACAGTTTCAGGATTAAAAGCTATGTCAGAATCTATAAACAAAAGATGTGTATAGTCACCATCCATAAACAGTTGCACTAAAGTATTTCTAGCTCTGGTTATTAGTGACTCATTTCCAATAGTTCCAAATTGTAATTCTATTTTTTTAGATGCAGCCAAAGCCACAAGTTGCATGCAACTTTTAAAATAGTCTGCTGTAATCATGCCTCCATAACAAGGAGTGCCAATAAATATTTTTGTCATATGATAGATATATTAGATGATATTATTATTCTTTCAGAATTATCCTTATGATAAACACTATGAAACAAAGATGCCGGGAAGATTACAAGCTTACCAACTTCTGATGCTTCAAAATGTGTTTCCGTTTCTGACGTCAGATTGGGTGAGTAGAAAGTAGTTCCTCCTGTATTATTTGTTAGATATAAAATACTAGAAAAATTAAATCTAGGATCACTATGTGCATGAGTTTCGTGCCAACTGTTTTCATAATAAAGAGCTGACCAATAGTTTAAAACTTTAAAAAGTTTATTTTGATAAAAATTACCAATCATGAACATAAGTTTTTCATATTCAAAAAGCTTAATAGAATTATTAAAGTCTGTGTAATATTCTTTACCATAATCCTCATTCTTCATATTATAAAAATAACTTGTATTTTTAATATCTTCTTTCTTATTAGTTATTTCATCTAACAAAGGTTTTATCTCTTCATCACTAAGGTAAAACTTTTGTATAGACGTCGCAAATGTCTCTATTTTACTTATTTTCATATAAACTTTTTAAAAATTTTTTATGTGGCACTTTTGGTGTTGCATCAAATCCAATATCATATTGATTTAATATTTCTTTTATTCTGTCTCTTAGGTCCTTGGGAAAACTATCAAACTCTTTATCAATATTCTCATTGCCTTTGTAAAAGCCTAACCCGTGAAGCACGCTAGTAAAATTTTGTTCTTTGAAAAGTAAATATTCTGTAGATTTAAAATCTTCTGTCTTTGGTAATTTATCTTTCCATTTTTTTAAATTGTATATCAAAGTGTCTGGCATTGGATTATTTTTATTGTCTTTCCAAAACGGAGTATCTTCTTTTTCAATCATATAATGCAGCGCTATAAAATCTCTAACGTTTTCCATTATTAAATCTAGTTTGTGATTATAATCATTTACGTCCTCTTGTTTATAATTAAATATGTAGTCTTTTAACAAAAACGCTTGTGCAATGGCCGTGCCTATTGACGTTGCTTCTAAAGGCTCAACAAAATTAGAACTTAAACCGATAGCACAACAATTACCTATCCAGCTTTTATCTAATTTACCTGGATCAAACTGTATGTTTCTCGCAATCTCTATCTCATAACCTAATTTCTTTTCTACCTCTCGTTTAGCTTGATCTTTATTTATGTAATTATTATTAAAAACGTAACCGTTGCCCCACCTACCATACACAGGTATTCTCCACATCCATCCATAGTCCATGCATTTTGCTAACGTATAAGTGTTATAATTATCGGTGTCTTCTGTTTGAAAAGCAATAGCTTCGTTTAATTTTAAATATTGTGAGAAGGATTGCCACTCTGCTCCTAGTTTTGAAATTAATAATTTTTTAAAACCTGTACAGTCTATGTAAAAATCAGATGAGTAACTTGCTTTCTCACCAACAATGTTTTTAATATTTTCACCCTCTACTATTATTTCTGTAATCTCATCATCTATTATCTCAATGTTACGTTCTTTACATATTTTAGAAAGATACTCATTTAGCTTGAAAGTATTAAAATGAAATTGTTTTGGATAATCTAATTGTTTGTCATTTTTAAAAACAAGATTCTCTTCATGCACTCTATCACTTGTTAATATTTGATCCCAATCACTCACTCTTGCACCAAATCCCGCTAAATATTCACCAAATCTATGCTCATGAAACTGACTAATTATAGAATGAAAATATTTTTTAGGTGTCCAAC